GGTGGACATCGTCACTGCGGGCTATCCGTGCCAGCCGTTCTCCGTCGCGGGCAAGCGCCGGGGTGCCGACGACCCACGCCACCTCTGGCCTCATGTCGCCCGCATCATCGGCGAGGTCGAGCCGCCCTTTGTCTTCCTCGAGAACGTCGCCCATCATCTCCGCCTCGGCTTCCCCGAAGTCGCCAGCGGATTGGTCGGCATGGGCTACAAGCTTGCGGCTGGCCTCTTCACGGCGGCGGAGGTCGGCGCGCCCCACAAGCGCGAGCGGCTCTTCATCCTCGCCATCCGCGAGGGGGACGAGCTGGCCGACCCCGCGCGCCTGCTCTGGAACCCGGTCGAGTGGCGGGAACCGGACGGATCTGCTGCGGCTCTGGCCGACGCCGAGGGCCAGTGCGAACGAGAACCGGCAGACGAAGCCGACGCCGTCGCAGGCTGCGGGCCAGCACGGGATGAACCTTGCGACGACGGCCGCGATGTGGCCGACGCCGCAGACCGACAGCTTTCGAAGCCGGGGCGGCGACAGGCGCGACGAGAAAGGTCTCGACCGGATGGCGCGGGATTGGCCGACGCCGATGGCAACGGACGGAAACAAGCCGAGCGCCGGCAACCGCAGGACGGCGGACCTCACCCATGCCAGTCAGATGTGGATGACGCCGACGGCGCGGGATCACAAGGATGGGGCGACGAGCTTGGCGAACACGCCAGTGAACGGCCTGCTTGGCCGCCAGGTCCTGGTGACGCTGATGGCTGGGAGCGATACCTCCGACGTGCGCCGGACCTTGAACCCGCTGTTCGTCGAGGCGCTGATGGGCTGGCCCACCGGGTGGACCNNCCGGGTGGACCGGCTTCGCCTCTGTGGCAACGGCGTGGTCCCGCTGGTTGCGGCGCATGCGCTCAGAACTTTGGCAGCTGAACTGCTGGCCGATGGATGAGGTGACGGTATGAAACAGAGCCGCGCCATGTCTCTCGTCGAGTCCCTTGCCAATGTCGCCGTTGGCTACGGCGTGGCGGTGGTGACCCAGATCCTGATCTTCCCGATCTTCGGGCTGCACACCACACTGGCGCAGAATCTCATGATGGGTGCGATCTTCACCGTCGTGAGCATCGCGCGGTCCTTCGCTCTGAGGCGGCTGTTCGAGGAGATTCGGTTTCGCCATGCCAGATGAAAACCGCCGCCCGGATCGGGCGGCGGCATCGGGTCTGGAAAACGTCGTGTCTTGNNTCGTGTCTTCAAGCCGGCGGAAGCCGGTAAACCCGCCCACGGCCTTTAATCTTCTCGGAGGCCACTTCGAGACCAAGCTTTTTCTTGAGAGCGCCTGCAATCGCGCCGCGCACCGTGTGCGGCTGCCAGCCGGTGGCCGCGACAATCTCGGCGATGGTGGCGCCATCCGGCGCGCGGAGCATGGCGATCAGCGCGGCCTGCTTGGTGCCTTCTCGCGGTATCCGCGCCTTGGACGCTTCCGTCTGCTCGGCGGGGGTGTCCGGCGCGCTTTCGGGCGCGGTGCTCGTGCCCTCGGGCTCGATGCCGATGGCGGCGAGGCCTGCGTTGGTCACCACCAGCGTGGTGCCGTGACCGTCCCCGGTCTCGCGCCAGACAAGCTCGCCCTTGCGGAGGTCGGCATCGACTTCCTCGATGAAACCTTTGGCGATCATCGTCTCCACCACCTTGGTGGCGGCGCCTCCGCGCAGGGACCCGGGAAGCGGCAGGACATTGTGGTTGTCGCGCTGAGCGGCGGCGCTGAGAATTACGGCTTGCGTGTCGGTGAGCTTGGTCATGGGGTCGTCTCCTTGGATTGAACCGCGACCGTCGCGGTCCTTCTACGACCCCAAGCCGCGCGGCACGGCGCGGCCGGAGTTCGGGCAGGTGCAGGATTTCACCCGGCGTGCTCGCCCTCGCGGAACGCCATGTCGGTGATCTCGCGCAGCTTGTCGCGGTAGTAGCTCAGGGAGCCGACATGGCCCCAGTTGATCTCGTCGGGATTGGTTTCGAAGTGGTCGTCGCTGAGCGCCTTGAGGCGTTCCAGCATGCTGTCGATCTCCAGCCTGGCGGCGATGAAGGCGTCGAGTGCCTTCGAGTTGTCGGTGGCGCGTCGGGTCATCTCTGTGGCTCCTCGTGGCGAGTTGCAGCGTGGTCTTGAAAGCCACGTTCGCTCTGTCCGAACCGCTTATCAACTCGGTAAGCGCCTGAATCTGAACAATAATCGGAGAACGCCATGCAGGGGCTGAGCGAGCGCCAGTACGCCGCGCGCGTCGGTCTCTCGCGGGGCGCGATCCAGAAGGCGAAGGCGGCGGGACGGCTGGTCCTCCATGAGGATGGCAGCATCGACGCAGAGGCGAGCGATGCACGCCGGGCGGCGATGACGGACCCGTCGAAGTCCCGGCGCACCACGGCATCCAAGCTCAAGCCGGTCCCCGACGCGGCCGTGTCCGCCGTTGGCGACACTCTGCGGGAACAAGGGCTTGCCGCGCCACCCGTCGGCAGCGGCACGACCTTCCTGCAGGCCAAGACCGCGAATGAGGTGCTGAAGGCCCAGGAGCGGCGCATCCGGCTTCAGAAGCTCAAGGGAGAACTCGTCGACCGCGCCCGGGCGGTTGCGGTCGTGTTCCGGCTGGCACGCGAGGAGCGCGATGCCTGGGTGAACTGGCCGGCGCGCGCGGCGGCGCTGATGGCGGCCGAACTCGGCGTCGAGGCGGCCGCCATGCAGAAGGCCTTGGAGAAACATGTACGCGCCCACCTCGACGAACTCGCCGAGGTCCGGCCCGAATTCCGGTGACGAATATGGCCTGAGGGATTTCGAAGGCGCTGCTGAGATCCTGCGCGCCTGGGGCAACGGGATCCGACCGGATCCCGACCTCACCGTCTCGGAATGGGCGGACCGGCACCGGATGTTGGCGTCCCGCGCTTCGGCCGAACCGGGGCGCTACCGCACAATGCGAACGCCCTACATGCGGGAGATCATGGACCGGCTGTCGCCCGGCGACGCGGCGCAACGGATCGTGTTCATGAAGGCCGCGCAGGTCGGTGCGACGGAAGCCGGCAACAACTGGATCGGCTTCGCCATCCACCAGGCGCCGGGCCCCATGCTCGCGGTCCAGCCCACGGTCGAACTGGCCAAGCGCAACTCGCGCCAGCGGATCGATCCGCTGATCGACGAGAGCCCGGAGCTGCGGGAGCGGGTCAAACCGGCCCGATCCCGCGATGCCGGGAACACGATGCTGTCCAAGGAATTCGCGGGCGGCATCCTGATCATGACGGGCGCGAACTCGGCGGTCGGTCTGCGCTCGACCCCGGCGCGCTACATCTTCCTCGATGAGGTCGATGCCTATCCGGCCTCGGCTGACGAGGAAGGCGACCCGGTGACCCTGGCCGAGGCGCGGTCGCTGACCTTCGCCCACCGGCGCAAGGTGTTCCTGATCTCGACGCCGACGATCCGGGGGCTCAGCCGCATCGAGCGCGAGTTCGAGGCGTCCGACCAGCGGCGCTACTTCGTCCCGTGCCCGCATTGCGGGGCGATGCAGTGGATGAAGTTCGATCGGCTGCGCTGGCAGAAGGGCAAGCCGGAGACGGCGGAGTATCTCTGCGAGAGCTGTGATCAACCCATCGCGGAGCACCACAAGACGGCGATGCTGGAGCGCGGCGAATGGCGGGCAACCGCCACGACCGCTGATCCCACGACGGTCGGCTACCACCTCTCTGCACTCTACTCGCCGGTGGGCTGGCTCAGCTGGTCCCGGATCGCGCGCAGCTGGGAGGCGGCCCAAGGCTCCGACGAGGCGATCAAGGCGTTCCGCAACACCATTCTCGGCGAGACATGGGTCGAAACCGGCGAGGCGCCGGACTGGCAGCGGCTCTACGACCGACGAGAAGCGTGGCGGCCAGGCACGGTGCCAGCGGGCGGGCTGTTCCTGACGGCGGGCGCGGATGTCCAGAAGGACCGCATCGAGGTCGATGTCTGGGCCTGGGGCCGAGGGCTTGAGAGCTGGCTCGTCGATCACGTGCGTGTAGAGGGCGGGCCGGATCGGCATGATGCTTGGGACCAGTTGACGGCACTCCTCGACCGGTCGTGGCCGCATGAAAACGGAGCGCACCTTCGGATCGCGCGGCTCGCCATCGACACGGGCTACGAAGCCCCGGCCGTCTATGCCTGGTCGCGCAAAGTCGGCTTTGCACAGGTCGCGCCAGTCAAGGGGCTCGAAGGCTTCAATCGCTCCAGCCCGGTCTCCGGCCCCACATTCGTGGATGCAACCGAGGGCGGGAAGCGCCTGCGTCGCGGCGCCCGGCTCTGGACGGTGGCCGTCTCGACCTTCAAGGCCGAAACCTACCGCTTCCTGCGGCTGGAGCGCCCGACGGCCGAGGAACGTGAAGAGGGCGCGGCGTTCCCGCCCGGCACGATCCACCTGCCGACATGGGTCGAGAGCGAGTGGCTGAAGCAGGTCGTGGCTGAACAGCTTGTGACGGTGCGCACGAAGCGCGGCTTCGCGAAGCTTGAATGGCAGAAGCTGCGCGAGCGCAACGAGGCACTCGATTGCCGGGTCTACGCCCGCGCGGCTGCCTGGATCGCGGGCGCCGACCGCTGGCCCGAAGAGAAATGGCGTGACCTCGAAGACCAACTCGGGGCGGCCCCTACCGACAGCGATCCCGCCGGGCAGATCCACAGGTCGGGACAGGTACCCCAAGGCAAGCGTCGTTCCGACTGGATCGGGCGGCGGGAAGGATGGTTCTGAGATGACCGACTGGACCGAAACCGAGCTCTCGGCACTGCGCCGGGCCTATGCCAGCGGCACGACCCGCGTCAGCTATGACGGCAAGTCGGTGGATTACGGCTCGGCCGAGGATCTGCTCGCCCGCATCCGCACTATTGAGCGCGCGATTGCCAGTGTGGGGCGGTCGCTTCCGGTCGCCGGGCTCGCGGGTTTCTCGCGCGGGGATCGCTGATGGCGGCGAACTGGTTCGACCGCGCCATCGCTTCGGTCGCCCCTCGGGCCGCCGCGCGGCGTGTCCTGGCGCGACAGGCGTTCGAGACGCTCGCGCGCGGCTACGAAGGCGCCGCGCGAGGACGCCGCACGGAGGGCTGGCGTGCCCCGGGATCCTCAGCTGACACCGAAATCGGCGTGGCCGGGGCACTCTTGCGTGATCGGATGCGCGATCTCGTCCGCAACAACCCGCATGCAGCCAAGGCGGTGGCGGTGCTGGTGAACAACATCATTGGCTCAGGGCTAATGCCGCGTGCCGCCAGCGGGGACGAGGCGCTGGACCGCCGCGTCGACGCGCTGTTCGAGCGCTGGACGGTGGAGTGCGACGCCGATGGCCAGCTCGACTTCTACGGGCTTCAGACGCTGATCTGCCGTGAGATGGTCGA